CCAAAGCCTGCGGTGGCCGCCGTGAAGACTCCCATCGGCTGGCCGGAGCCTGAACCGTTGAGATAGGCATTTTCGGCGGTGATACCAAACTTATAAGCCAGCCGTCCAGTAACAAGACTCTCCACATCCATCGCGGAAACCCTGAGCAGCTTTTCAGATACCTTAATGAGTTTCGCCAAGGGGTGCGGGTTCAGTTCTCGTTTTCCGAAGGCCATTGAGCTGTCTTCGGTTCCGGTGGCAATCTCAGCGGTCCATGTGGGATCGGCGGGGTCGGTATCCAGGGACGGGGCGCCGAGAGATTCGGCTTTCGTCACGGGGTAAACAGTGGCCATGCCACGGATAAAAACTTCATCATCCATCGCCTGGATCAGCTTCAATACAAACTGAGGCGGGGCTACGAGGAAACCGCCGGATATATCGGCATCGGCCTGAAGCGCTCGGAGTTCATCGCCTCCCACTGCCTGAATCCCCCGGGTCAGGAAGGTGTTCCACGCCCTCTGCTGTACTTCAGAGTCCGCAGGGACATTGATCTTCATCCCACGGTATTCAAGGGGCTTGACCTCTTCCCTTGTACCTTCGGGCTCGGCCTTGAATACGTTCGCGGGATCTTCAATTTCCTTCTCCCGCGTCTCGAGGGTCTTCTCCCGTTCAATATCGCGGGTGATGCGATCCACTTCCGTATCCATGTTCTCGTAGTTGATGTTCTCATCAGCCGAGAGGTCGCGTTTCTCTTCGTCCATCTTGTCAAGCATCGCTCTCTGATCGGCTACTACTTTTGCTCTGTCTGCGAGCAACGATCTGATTTTCTCGTTCATAGCTTAGTCCTCCTTTAATTGTCTTTCTTTGATTTTCAACCGCTTCCTACGTATGCTCAGGCCGATCAGATAATCATCCGCCTTATTGCCTTCATCCTCTACTTTATTAGCCGTCCTGTACTCTTCCAGGGACCTCAACCCGACTTCCGTGTCTGGATAAGCCGGGAATGTGACCGGGGAAACATCGAAAAGCTGTGCCTTCATTAGGGTTCTAACCTCATCTGGGTACTCTCCCTCCCATCTGTACTCTAATGTTCTGAAGCCAAAGGACATTTGATCGACATCCTTCCGGTCTATGGATACCATCAAGTCCGTAGCCCATTGTGCATCGGGGGGCATAATGTCTATTTTCAAGCCTCTTTGGTCTTCTGAGAGGGTAAGTGTCCCGCTTTTGTTGCGCCCCAGGACATAATCAGAGTTATGGTTTTTCAAGGCCCGGATATCATCAGCGTTAAGTGAATCTGCAAAAGCTCCAGAATCTATCTTCTCCCTGAATCCTCCAAGGTCTTCAGATAAGGAATTGAAGACGGCTGCATATCCTACTATGTGTCGAAGCCCGCCTTCGTCAGTAATCGCTCGAAGTTCTTCGACTGGAAAATACCGGCGCTCCGTCTCTTTTTTTCTTTTTTCCATGATTCTTCACCTCTTTTTTTGTGCCGTCCTTGCGTACCTCATATTTCGGTTTAATGGCCTTCTCGTAATTAGGCTTCATCGTCAGTTCCCATGTCACTCAGGCCAATCATGTTCTTTTCGATGATAAACTCTTTTCCTAATCCATCAGGGATCGGGTTTTGGTTGTTCCACGATCTTATCTCATCTGCATTGCAGATCCCGTTTCTCTTTGCCAGCACCCAGGCTTGCATCTGTTTGAGGGTGTCACCCCTTAAAAGCTGTGACATATCGAACTCAAAGAAGTATTCATCCTTCTCGCTGTTCAGTAAGAGCGCCCTTCCGAGTTCCTCTTCCCAAAGCACGAACCACGGGCGCATGGTATGGGTAATAAATCCGATATTCAACTCTTCAATCCCCGTTCCCCATGACGTTGTTTTCTCTACATCTGCAATCATGTGTGGGGGAACGTGATAGAGTCTCGCTATTTCATTAACCTGAAACTTGCGGGTTTCTAGGAGCTGAGAGTCTTCAGGATTGATTGTTATGGCATGGGCCTTCATTCCATCTTGCAAGAGCATCATCTTGTGAGTTTTCCCAAGGCCACTGGATGCTTCTGTTAGTGAGGTTCTAAGATCTGCGTTTGCCTTTGGGTCTAACTTGCCGGGGTGTTCGATAATCATTCCCGGGTGTGTTCCGCTTCCGAAGTATCGCGCGTCAAACTCTTCCGCCGCCATGCCCAGCCCGATTGCTTCACGGGCAAGGGTGATCGGGGAATATCCCATCACTCCATCGTACCCAAAGCCGGGAATATGGAGCATGTATCCGGTGGGTATCTCAAAACCTTCACCGGAAATAGGATTGTATTTATATTCAAGCCGTCCGGCCTTTCTCTCGACGTGTACCAAGTCCGGTCTCAGTGGCCACAGGGCGCGAGGGTAGCCGTTTCCACCCCATTCGATGTATGAATATGCGTTTCCCCATGACGCAAGGTGCCCCTGGAGCGTAGAACGATAACGCCCAGCCGACATCTCAGGGTTAGGTTGCCGTCTCATGAGCCTAAACAGTGGGTGTTTCCGTGCTAATTCCTTGCCACCTTCAGGCAATCGGCGGTAGAGATAGAGGGGGAGGCTCCCGACTGTACGGGAAAGAATATCAATACAGGAGTAAACCGCGACGAAGGTCATCGCCGTTGCAGAGGTAACGCTAACGCCGGAGGTTGATTCATACCCACCAGAAAACCAGTCAACCAACCACTTCTCAGGAGTTGCAAGGTTCGATCTCTTTTCAAGCGCCGACATCAAGCCCATTACTTAGTCCTCTTTGCCGTAAGACTCAGAAACACAGGCCACAGCAGCCCAAGAATAAACATGATAACCCCGCACACAGTGAGGCCCAGCCATAGACCCCACTTCAAATGGAGGCCATAACCGAGCATTATTAAACCACCGTAAACAAGGATATCCCTAAATTCAAAGAAGATCCACAAGCCTTTGAACAGGGCCGCAATAATGTTACCTAATCTTTTAATCATTCTCACCGTTTACCCTTGTTTGTTGAGTAGAAGGTTCTATGCATGACGGAAGTGTCGCATATAAAATGGGGGTTGTCAAGGGTTAATTTTCTCTCCTTTCAATTCCGTCTCAATTATCACCCGCGCCATTAAAAAGCCATTGAATCGATCATCTCCTGCTTGGTCATGTCTGCGTATGCTGACTCTTCCACGTCCCATGTCATATCCCTAGCCTTTAATCCAAGCGCCATTGCCAAGGTGACAGCTCCATCAATGCGAAAACGACTGGCAGATTTATCTAGTTTTCTATTCCCTGCGGGGTCTGGTTTCCCGGTCATCGCGTTAGAAATATTCCATGTCAAGACAGGATTGCCATCATGCTTGAGGCAACGCTCAAGAATTGCAGACTCAAAAGCATCTATCGCCGGGGCCATGTCCTTGAATCCCTGACCCCACGGAATGAGCCTGATCGCCCCGTCTCTCGGTTCATCCTTGCCATCAACGTAGGCCTCCACCCCCACACGATTACAGGTATTCAAAAAAGACTCTATCCTCCACCTGTCAAATGCTATCCCACAAATACGATATTCAGTTGAGATTTTGGCGATACGTTCCACCACCCATTCATATTGTACCGCCCTCCCGGGTGTCGTTTCTATGTAGCCTTGTTTCTCCCATACGGTATAAGGCACTCTGTCTCGGAGTTCGTGTTCCTTGATTGATCCTTCTGGCTTCCAAAACCACGCCTTGACGCGACTATCCTTCCCCTCGGTAACACCTGTCAGGGAGGTTAAGTCCTGCGCTCCCGAGAGGTCAAGGGCGAGGTATAAGCCTTCATCTGGTTTTATGATGTAATCCCCCTTGCATCCCATCCATTCGGCGCGTGGAATTAGGGGGGTTTGGGCATCAATTCTTTGGTTGAGATACAGGTTGCGGAATGATGCTTCAAAGGTTGGCATCCGCTTCGCTCTCTTTGCGACAATTTTCATTTCGGAAAGATATCTGAATTTACCGAGCGCGGGATTTGCCAGCCTCCATAACTTAATACTTTTGAATATATTCTCTTCGTCTGCGTCATCTGGGACCGCATAAAGGTGGCATACTGTGGTCGGATCTCCCGCAGTCAGTCCGTCATCGATGAGCTGGGAAAGGATATGTTGTGGATCATTGCTCTGGGTAGAGATAATAACAGATAATGGTTCTTTTCTTGCCGCGCTTGCTGTGTCTAAAGCGTCATAAAGTTCTCTGTTTCTCGCTTTTGCAAGCTCGTCATATATGAAAAACGATATGTTCATACCAAACTTACTTCCGGCTTCTGCGCTGATTGCTTTGAAAACTGAACCGTTTGAGTAACAGACCATAGTTTTGGTACTATCAATGATTTTAATATATGACCCAAGTTCAGGATCGGCACGAACTATCTGACAAGCGTACTTGAATACGATCCCGGCTTGCTCTCTCTCAGTGGCGGCGGCGACTATCTCGCCGTTCAGAATTGCTTCAGGGCCGACAAGGTGGACAAGGGCCAGCGTTGCTATAAGGGCAGTCTTTCCGTTCTTCCTGGCCAGAGATAAGATTGCTCTCCTTACTATCCGCTTTTTATTACCATCAACAGGGCCATAAACATCGCTGATAAAATCCTTTTGAAACTTTAGGAGTTTAAACGGTTCACCTTCTCCATTCCCAGAAGGCACCTTCAGTTGTTCGATAAACTGAATTATTCTATTTACGCGCTCTGTGTTTGTCTTCTTTTTCATATCACCAATGATAATTCAGTTGTATCCCACCCGTGGAGCATGTTGACTAAGGCAAGGATATTATTAACTTTTGAAAATATCATTTCTTCCCGCCTAATAGTCCAGAAAACTTGCTTTCCTTCTTAGAACTGGTAGATAATTTCGTTCTGCTTGTCGGGTCCATACCAAGAAGGCTGCCGAGTTGTCGATATTCCGTGAGTAGGTTCTTGATCTGAATAGCTTTTGGGTTCGCTTTTCCTTCAACTACCCGCCCTTCCGTTTTGAGATCGTGCGCTAACCCCTGAATTTCCGAGGCAAGGTAACAGCGCGTAGCAAGTGCGGCCCCGTCTGCTATGGTCATGACTCCTATGCTATCCAGAATAGAAGATTCCCTTTTCCACTCTTCAACAGCAACTTTAAACTCAGACAACCATGCGGGGATTTTGGGGACTCCTCTTTCCGGCTCTGGCTCATTTTCATTGATCGGCCTTTTGCCTGGATTACCGGTTAGAACTTTCAGTTTTGTTGGGGTCGCTCTGTTACCCATATCGTTCACCTCCTAAAAAGTTTGCAAATGCGGACACTAAATAGTGAG